CCCCAGCCAATCTAGTAAGAAGAACTAAACCGATCAGTGCAACAATAACAGTGGTTAGGCCGCCGAGGTTACTCGTTAATTTTGAGGCATCGAAATCGCCTATCGCGTTTAGTGCTTCGACAATTGTCTTTAATGCTTTGGCCAGCAAATATACGCCAGCAGCAGCCGTGGCGAATGCAACCGCTTTACCAACAAGTTTTAGCGTGCCGGTAAGTTTCTTAATGACCGTTTCGAGAGCCTCGCTCGCTGATTCAGCTTCTCCGCCGCCTAGCTTGTTCTGAATGAACATGATGGCTCCAACCAGAATAACAATAAGAGCCGCAATACCGACGATAACCCATTTGGCCTTGCTGATTGCCTCCGCGTTGTATGCAATGGCGATTATGGCGCCCACAAATATAGCGAATGCGCCAGCCATCTTGATCAAAGCGGTGGCGTTAATATCGCGCTGATATCCAGCAAACGCTTTCTTAATTTGCTTGATAAGACCGACTATCTGATTATTCAGTTTAAACGCATTCAAAGATCCGACCAGAAGTCGAATCGCCAGTGCAGATTTCTGAAGAGCTTTGGCGATTTTAGCCCAATCTGCATTCTTTAACGCTTCTCCGATGTTCTCGAAAAACTTTTTAATTCCGCCGCCAGCCTTATCTTTTGCGCCACCGATCGAAGACTTCAGTCGCTTTATAGCGTCAGCAAGTTTCTTAAGAGGCTCGAGATTCTTTATAGAATCTACAAATTTCTTCCAATAGTCCGTGATCAACTTCCACAAATCGCTTGCCGTATGGACGTCTTTAGTCGCCATAGCGAAGTCTTTTAAGAAATCAATCAGTTTTTGCCAATTGTTACTAGCGCCGACCTTGAATTTCTCAATGAAGTCGCCAGCAGCTCGTTTGGCCTCGTCGAACTTATTAGACAGGTCTTCGATGACCTCCCCCATTGCGGTGAGGAATGTCTGGACTTCTTCGGACTGATATAAAGTCGTAAAGAACGTCTCGGCGTCTGCCACAATCTGCTCAAAGTTAAGGTTCGTGATCCACTCTAACGTCGCAGCAAACTTGTCGAGGGCGAGATTAACGAGCGAAGCGAATGCATTCTGAATTCCAGTAATTGCCGACTTGACGATGGGCAATTCTTTAAACTGACCCCAAAGGGCGGTGAACTTAGTAGAAATTCGAGTCAGCAACGGCTCGAAATTGTCGCCCATATTCAAGAACATGAGCCGAAGTTTTGTGAATTTACCATATAGGCCCGTAGACGTTTTGCCGATGGTGTCAAATACCTTCTTCAGCGAATTCATCTCTTTGGCTTTATCTATAATATCGCCAAACCATCCGCTAAGCTTTTCGGCAACTTTCGAAGCAATCCCGCCTGCATTTGCAAACGCCTTGGAGAACGCGCTCGATACATTAATCGCTAGGACTTTAAATAGAGCCTGAATTCTGCCGGCAAGCCCCTTTAGGCTTTCAATCGCGTTCTTAACGAACGAAATATTCTTAAACGCATCAAATGCTTTGCCAAGAGCAGTTCTGACGCCATCGAATGCGGCCCCAATGACTTTTGCTACACCTTGAATTTTTCCTCCGATATCGATAAAGTCAATAAATTTGGATATGCCCTCGGTTACGCCCAAGATGAGCCTAGATACAAATCCGGTAATGCTGAACAAAATACTACCGACTTTCATCAGCACAGAAAGAATCGGCGCGATGAGTTTCGCGAGGGTTTTCAGAACCGCAACTGGAACTTTCAGAATCGCGAATAAGACTTTGAACGTGTCTTTAATATTCCGAGCCGTTTTACCAGTGACTATTAACTGCTTTGTAAACACAGCAAAACCGCGAGATAGATTCTTTAACGCTCGTGGCTGTATGCTGCCAAATATATCTCCAAACGCCTCTTTAATCGGCTTCAATACGCTCAGCAGGCCGGTCCAAATATTAGCGAACCCCCTAATCATGGCGTCTCGACCGCCGATGGTTTTCCAAGTTTTAAGCAATTCGTTTCTTGCAGACGATGTTCTATCGATGACGCCGCCGATTGCGTTGGCGACACCCGTCCACAATTCTTTCGCTTCGTTAAAATTACCAAAGATGAGTTCAAACGTCTGCGACCAGCCAGACCCGACCGCTTCCTTAAGCGTATCCATCATCTGCGAGAAGGTCTTTATGTCCTGAGCAGCAGCGAAGGCGCGTTTACCAAGTTTAGCGTTTTCATCAGCATACCGGGACAACGTCTTGGTTAGAACCTCGGTTGTCATCCATTGTGCAGATAACGAATTATTAAAGTTTTTCGTAGAGTTGAACAGCTCGGACACGTGACCATTTGCGTCGGTGGTCGTGGAAATATATCCGCCTTCCGCTTTTGTTAAGGTCCCGACTTTAACGGCAGTGTCAATAAGTTCCTGCTTGAACTCTTTGGTTGCCATGTTGGCATTTTCGATTGACTTCCAGTCGATTAGTTTTACTGCTCCGGCTGAGAGTGCCTGCGAAAAGTTGTACATCGCTCGAGATGCTTCGTTCGCATTTGCGCCAGAAAGAGCCGCCTCGTTCGAAATACCCTGAATAGCTTTTACGGCCGTATCCAGGTCAACGCCGGCATTCGTGAATTTACCGATGCTGTTTGTCATATCCGAAAACGAATATATGGTTTTATCGGCGTATGTGTTCAGCTGCTCCAAATATCCATTTACGGTGTCCAGATCAGCGCCGGTACTGGCCATGATGGTCTGAACAGACCCCATCTTAAGCTCGTATTCGTCAAAGCCCTGCTTTATCGGATCGATGGTCAACGACTTGATCATCTGCGCTCCGGTGTTAATGGCGGCGTTGGTAATGTTCTGCAGTGCCGTCATGCCGATAATTCCGAGAGTGGAGAATCGGTCCGCGACTGTATTTACCCCATTTTGAAGCGAGACAAGATCTACTTGTTCGGCGGCTTTTGTAACGTTGTCAAAAGCCTGCCCAGCCTTGTCAAGTTTAAGCGCCGACTTTAATTTTTCGAGAGTCTGCATTGTGACTCTGGTTGCCGCTTCGAATTGCGCGTTGTCAAATTGCATTCGCACAATGCGTTCATCAACAGAACTCATAAGCCGGTCACCTCCTTCCATGCCGCTTCAGCTATTTCGTCAAACACCGGTCGCATAGCGGGATTGATGTAATCTCGTCCCACCACATAGCCGCCATTTCTTGTGCCGTGGCCATACTGCAGGATTACCGCAATATTCACGCCGTCATTAATATTGTTGTTCGTCCATACGATCTCAATCTGCTTTCCGCTTCGATGGATCTCATAGCCCCAGCTCTCCGCTGTTTTACCAGAATCTTTTGGGGTCGCAGAGGCCAGAGCTTCTACACCCTTTTGTGCATACTGTTCCAGCCCCTGATACACGTTGCCGTTTGAACAGTTCTTCAACAGTTTCTCGAGATGTCTAAAATCTCCCTTCGTTGTGAAACTGATCATTGTGTTATCCCCTTGAATTCCTAGCCTTTCGTCTCTGCTCATTAAGCAGCCGATTCTCGGCCATGATTTCTCGTTTGCTACGTCTCTTCTTTGGCGCTTCGGACTCCACCGCCACTCGTATAAGCGTGATGAGTCTGGACAAATGCCATTTCTCGCATTCTTTCCAAATGCCATACTTTCGCATTAGATCGTAAATAACTTCGGCGGTCATTATCTGTCTCGAATTGCCTCGTTTGTCATCGCGAAACGTTGTGGCAGTCATCGGATCGTTGATGTATTCGATTATTCGATTCATGACAATCTGCGGAATCGTTCGATAAACGTTCGGATCGACAGTTCCCGAATTAATTGTCATACATCTCACATAGTCCTGGAGCTCTTCCACCGTCTTTTCGGTTCTAATGAAAGGCTTGTGCCATTTCGACTCCCATTTTGACAAAGAAACGAGAGAATGCTCCAAGACCAGTTTGGTTTCTTTTGTGTAGATAAATTCGTTTGCTACTGGGTCATAGTATTCCTGCTCAGGTATCGTCACCGATAGTGGCATAACACGTCACCTCTTTATGTAGCGCTTGCCAGTGCTCCTTTGGACGCTTCGGCAAGATCAACCGGAACAATGCCGTTAACAAACGCAGCAGCCTTGTCCGCGTCGGTAGCAAGTTCCATAAACAGATCGGAGTATGCCTCCGTCTGAGAAAATTCTTCTCTAAGCGCATCGGATTTGATGAATCTTCTGCCGTCGGGCGACTTGACACCGTACGCAGTCAGCACCAGTTTCTTAAACAGAGCAACCAGCTCCGGGGTATCCTGTGCTGCGATCATGCGACGGACCATGTTTTCCATTCCGCCGGTTGTAGAAAGCTCCATTTCGAGGATCTCAGCTTTTGTAAGGTTGAAATAGAAATCCTCAGTGCGCTCGTTACCATCGTAATCCGTGTAAGTTCTAGTCTCTTTTAACATGTGCGTATCTCCTTTCAAATATGCATAAAAAGTGTCCCTGAGCGGTTAAGCCCAGGGACGGAATAGAGGAAAAATATGAAGAGAAATCAAGCCATGAGCGTCTTGACTTCGTCCGGAAGAGGAAGTCTGGGCTCGTTCTGCTCAGTACCATACAGAATAGCCTCAAGGGCTGCAAGTTTGGTGGCGTCGGCTTTTGTGGAGTCGATCGTGACGCATGCAGTGGGCTTGAGACCGGTAACATTAACCGGAGTTGTATCGAGCTCCCAGGAGAAAGTAATTGCCTCCGGGCTATCATTAACGGTCTGGTAACCTCTCTCGGACGGAGAAGCAGTGCAGCCGTAAATCAGGTGCAGCTTATAGCCGTGATCCTGGCCATCGACATCGTTACCGATCAGAGTTCTATAAGAAAGACCAAACGGCTTTCTTGCCTGCTGATAGATCATTACACCCTCCGCAAGTTCGGCAGAGCCATCACACTGAGCGAACTCATCCGGATAGGTGTAAGCCTCAACAGAAGCGCCGAAAGTCTCGGCAGAACGAAGAGAAAGGTATTTAATATTATCTGCATACAGGTCGTTTGCCTCGGCGCCAGACGGGCTCTCATTGACAGCTGTCAGGCCATTCCAAGCAACGCCGTTGGTGTAAACGCCGGAAGCATCTTTAAGATAAAGAACGCCATGGTCCACACCAGTTTCATACAGACGCTTAGAGTCTGCATCCCATACAAGTTTAGACATGTATGTATCCTCCTATTAATAATATAAAGAAAAGGCCCAGTGATTCAGATTGTCTGCCTTGTAGTTTCGATCGCTTCTACACATAGGGAAGTGCATCGCAACCTTATCCGGGATTTCTGAATCTGGGTCTCTGTCTATAAATTTTAAATCGTAACGCCGTGTGTAATGATACGGCTTATTGTCGGCGAAAATGGTATCGCCACTCGCGTATTCGTAAATGAAGCACGGATACTTGATTTTTACTGTCGCGGGAGGCTGAAAATACACATTTTTCGTCCCCAAGAGTTCTTCCAACTCATCCTGCAGTTTAAGCCTGCTCGCCATTGTAAACACCTCCAACAGACAGTATAAGCCGGGGGTACTGGGTCGCATCAACACTTGTGACTTCCCAAAGAGCCCCGGCATACTCGACATAGCGCATCGAATGGAAGTGATTACGGGCGTACGGATCAGCTACGATGCTAATCTCAACACTCACATTAAGATTATCGTTTAGATGCTGACCCGGTTCCAATCGACGAACGTTTCTAAGAACGTCGCCGTAATAATGGTGTTCTGTCGGGATCTCAGTATAGACCCCAGGGGATGTTTCGAGCGTTTCTATGAATCCAACACGCCCGTAATACTTATTAGCCATGGTGCGCTATTTCTCCCATTTTGAATTGTCAGGTGATTTTAGTGTATTTCACAATTCCGGTATCTGGATTGTACACGAAAGTACCGTCAACGAGCGCTGCGTCGGCACATTTAAGAATGATCGCGCCGGTGTCAGTGTTTTTCTCAGTTCCCGTAACGACTCCCATAGCAACGCCAGTCTGAACGACAGCGCCAATAAGATCTTCGGCGGAAAGGCCCTTCCGGATCTGGCACTCGGTGGTGCCGTCGAACGTGATACTAAAATCCCCAGTTTCTCTTCTGAGTCTCATACAAGCACCCCCCTTATCCCTGCCGCCTGGTGAAGGTCATTGCGGAGTAGGGCTTGATCAGAGCGCCGGAGCAGCGAGTCTCGATCAGATACTTCATCTGGTTGTAGTCGATATCGAAGTCATCGAACATGTTGATGGCTCCACCCTTGTCAGCACCAACATTGTAGTCGGCCAGGTTGACAATGACGCCAAGCTGCTCGGTCATAACCGGAACAGTGACGATCTCCTTTACACGAAGGACGGTAGCCAGAGCGGACTCAGATGCATACAGCAGATGTCCGATACCATCCTCGAGCAGGAGCATGTCAGCCAGCAGATCCTCTGTGCAGAACAGAGTCGGATTGCCGGATCCACGATAGTCCTTACGAGCCTTAATTGCTGCGCGAATGAAGTTCTTAGCCAGATCGTCATCGTCTGTGCCGGGATCAACCTCGACCTGGATGTTGTACAGGGCAGCGTCCTTAACTACCGGACGAACGTGATCCTCGGAGATCTTGTCATCGTCGGAAGCCAGTCTTCCATCACCGATCAGGATTGCACGAGCGATCTCCTCGTCAAGCATCAGTCTCATCTCAGACTTCAGCCAAGCGATCACGTCGAAGTCAGTAATATCAATGACATCGTCACGATCCATCTTCTGTTTCTTATAGATGGTCTGCGGGTCAGTGGTTCTCTTAAGCAGGCTGAAGACCTCTTCCTTCTTCAGTTTACCCTTGATGTAACCCTTTGCCCGGGCCTCATCCTCGGTGATGTCTGCGAACATGGTCTTGATCCGGCTGAACGGGGTGTGATGAACTGCGCCCATTACCTTCTGGACCCAGCCGGTTTCTCTTTTAATAAATTCAGGTGCGCCGTTGTTGACGTTCCGCGCCTCCGGGAACAGGTAATCGATGTTCTCGATACCATACTCCTGAGCGTGTGCCAGGAAGGACTCCTTCATGGATCCATATCTCTTAGCGTCACCAATAATAGCTTCTGTCTCTGCGTGGCTGAGGGTGTTCATCTCCTGATCCATACCCTCGAATACATTGTGTTTCATGAAGTCATTTCCTCCTTCGTCATAGTGCTCGACCTCGTCATCGTCGTCTTCGTCATCTTTTTCATCGGCGCCATTGTCTGCGGCAACCTGGGCGAGCATGAAGTACACAACGTTCTTCTGCTCTTCGGTCATTCCGTCCCATACGTCCTTAACGGTTTTGTCGTCGCCTTCAGCGTGCTCAATCTCTTCCGGCGCTTTTTTGTTGTCTTCCATCTTAGATTCCTCCTCTGAATGCTCGACTACATCAGTCGTGATGGGTTCTCCAGTGTAAATAGTTGCTTCATCGTCGAGCGTATAGACTGATCCGTCGCTATGCTCGAGTGTGGCGAAGTCGATCGTTGCGCCAGGATTTGCTCCTGCGAGCACCAGACTAACTTCTTTGATGGCTCCATGCAGAACGTTTGAGCCCTGCTGCTGGAGCTTATTTGCATAAATGCTAAGTGCCTTAATATCGCCGTTCTGGACGAGGGCTTTAGCATGTCTGCCGTACTCAGTGTCGTTGAATGTTCCATATGCATAGACGCCTTCCGGACGATTCTCCAGAAGAGCATGGCCTAACACGTTAACCGGCTCACCATGCTGATGCATCCACACAAGGGGAACAGTCTGACCGTCATTATCTTTAAACGCGTCTTTCCGGATAGTACGTCCGTCAGAGCACTTAAGATCGTTCTTAGTGGCCCAGCCACCAAAATCGTAGGTTTTTGCTCCCATTTTGAATTATTCCTCCCTTTACTCGAATGGATAATCGCTATAGTCTTCGCCCATTTCGTCGGTGGAAGCAGGCGGAGCTGCATCTGGCGATTCATTAAGATTCTTATTGCGAAGTTCGTCTGCCTTTGGATCATTAACCGGCTTAAAGCCAACGATCTGCCTGACTTCATTCGAAGACAGAATCTCATTACGAGTAAACTTATCGGCAATGTCTGCCATTTGATTAACCGGAACCAGCTTGAACGGATCCTTAAAGAAAACAATAGACTGCCCTTGAGTGCGAGCAGTCTTCGTTAGGAACTTCCGTTTCATCTCATCAGCAAGCGCCGATAGGATCGGTTCGATTGTTTTGTTATAGTAATTCAGCATCGTCGCTTCATCGGCAGTGCCATCGAATACGCTCTTTGGCATACCTAGCTGGCTATACAGCATTTCCTGCAGATACTGAATCTGATTGAGCAGGTTGTTTTCCACTGCTCGGTTCAGCTGAGTGATGTGCTCCGTTGCGTCGGTATAAGCGATACCGTATTTCGATCCGGCTAGCTGCATCTCGATGTCTTTTCGTCGAGTTTCTGCCTGCTGCCTTCTGGCTTCGCTTTTAATGACGTACGGGAGCTGAATGATTAGATCGAGTTTACCCGAGCTGGACTGTTCGTCGACGTAATCAAGCATGTTCAGCTTGCTGATTAGCCGCTGAGCAATCGAGTTTGGCTCATTCATGATCGTGTAGAAAGGATTTTCGACGATAGCCACCATTTCCTTCGGAAGCGTAACATCTTCTTTTCTACCGGTCTCCTCGTTGTAGAGTTCAATCCTCACGTATTTTGGAAACCACTCGACAACCTTTCCAACTCGCAAAGTCTGAATGTCGTATGAGTTGGAAGATCTCGGATCGACGGTTGTGTCAACCGGAACAATCGCGATACAGCCTTCGTCGAGCAACGACATAACCGCGTCCTGCCTAAACGCTCGACCAGTCTGGTCAAGATTGGCCGATGTCGTCAAACAGTAATTAAGGCCAGACTGAATAGTCTCTGTAAATCTCTCATTTTGATCTAATCGAGCGTGTTCTATGTCGACAGCTGCGACGTCGATCGAAATGCGAGTATAGATGCCAGCTATAATTGAGCGATCGTTTCCGCGTCTCAGCCGAAAGTGATCGGGGCGGTAGCTGTAACCAGCGCCATAATCCGCTCTATATCTAGTGGGATCTCTCCCTATGAATGCGTTCCAGGCGTGCTGGAGTCTATCTGTAAAGCCCATAGGTAGTTACCTCCTTGCTGCTTCCATAGCCCTGGCTCGACGCAGCTGCTCTTGCCTGGCTTTTTTCTTTTTACGCGTCGCTCCGCCGGTACCAGTATCAGATACCAGAGTGTTTGCGCCGGACCGAGTCACTTTGTATTTCTTTTTCAGCCGCTGCTTCTTTAACTCTGTCAGCTTGGCTTGCCGCATGTTATAAAACGCGTTCTCAAACTGGCCGCCGATCACTTCCGACCTGCTTTGCGTTTCGTTCGGATTCTTACGGCCCAAAAGAGTGAGATTAACATAGCCCATGCCATCTCTTACCGCATCTTTATTGTCTGCAATATCCGCATCCAGATCGTCAACGGCCTGCTTACGCCGCTGCTGGCCTTTTAGGAATCCCTGGTAAGCTTCCTGAGTATAAAAATATAAAGTCTTTCCATTCTTACCGGCGCCTTTGACCTTAGCGACATACTTGTGCGCACGCGAATGTGCTAAATAGTCCCACCAATCGTTATTGCTGTAAAATGTGTTAGCCATTTTTCAAAGCCTCTTCCATTTGTTTTACTGTCAATGTCCCGTGCGCCCCTAATACATGATTAACTTTTCTCATGCCTATCTATTGCGCCTCGTTTGGTTATATGCGCTGATGTCCGATATATCCTGATATGCGCCGATGATGTTTCTAATGTTTTTGTATCCCGTGTATCCCTCATAAGCAACGGTTGCACCGAGGGTTATTGCCGCCACAGGCTCACCAGCAATCGCAGCAAGCGCGACGGACGCTATGCCCATTCCCGCTCCAACCACCCCAGCGGATAACTGATTTATAGCGTAACTACCGACTCGTTTCATAGTTCGAGAGGCTATCGTTTCGCCCTCTTCCACGAGTC